TAATCATTACAGCTGCATAACCCAAGCCAAATGATGCTGCCATGCCAAGAGCGCGACCTTTCATTTGCCCTTGCATTGCAGATCCCGCAACCTTGTTTACTGCTGCAAGTGAATAGCTATAGAATTGAAATGGTAAACCAAGAAGGCCATTTTCAACCCTAGCATACCCTTTAATCCTAGCGTCTTCTTCCATGCCAAACTTGCTTGCTATTCGCATAGGAATGTAAGCAACGCCATCTGTAATAATGGGTTTATCAGCAGGAGTTCCCATCATAATTGTGTTAAGAATACCGCTAGATAATGCTGCGCGATAACGCTCTAGCGTTTCCTCAGTCATCTTTGGTTGTTTCTTATGCTCTTTGAGAGCAAGCTCATTTATTTTATTTTCGTATTTTGCAACGTGCTTTGGGTTTGTTGGGTCATACTCAACGCCCTTGCGTAACCCTAGCTTTAAATCTTGCGGTCTAAACTTTGTGTGCATAATCTCATGCATAAGAACAAAGTTTGCATATGACTGAGCGCTTTCAAAAGTATCTTCTGGAAATGCTTTAACGCCCTCTACTCTTGGATTTGTCCAAGGCTTTTCTATAAACTTTGACTTTATATAATCAGAATCAAAGTAAATTCTGTTTTCTTTTTTATCATAGAATGCTGCTTTGTATCTATCACCTGACATTCTGCCAGTATATCCATACCTGATGTTAGCATCAGTTTCTGGAAACGCATAAGCATTTTCCCAGTCCTTTGTATTGGGCAGATAAAAACCTGTTTCTGTTTTTTCCCAAGGCGCAGCGGCAATCTGTCTAGCAGTATCAATATCAATGCCATACTTAGCTAAATAAGTTACCTCAAGCTGTGTTGCCTCACCCTTAGATAACTTTACAGACATGTCTATAAGAGTGTGACCACGGATCATACTATCTAATGTTTTTGCAAACGCAGTCATAGGAGCTAACAAGTTAGCCATATAGAATGCATTCTTCATTTGATCGTACAAACCAGTTTCTAACGGATTGTTTGTAATGTCATCAACTTGGCGCAAGTGAGCATTGCCTTGAAGCATTTCCAGTATTTCACCAGCAAGCTGCCCTTCTTCAGCGCTAAGCTTAACGCGATTATTGGACATGATTTCGCCAAGACCCTTCATAACATCGCCAATGTCATGCTCCATAATAATCTTACCAAAGTCAGGTATTGCCGAAAGCCCAGCGCTACCAAGATAATTTAGCTGTGCCGCTTCACGAAGAATATATGCTGTTCGATGATCCCAATCATTAGGGTCACGTTTAAGCACAGAAGAAACAACGCGGTCATAGCTGTGTACAAAATCTTTAGTAAACTCTTGTATTTGCGCTTCGCTTTTGCCAGCAAGTATTGCATCGAACCTGATATCTTCTAAAACTTCATCAAGGTCTTTGCCAAATTCTTTTGCAAACTGATAACGCCCTGCCGTTTTGTGCGTGTACGCTTTCATAATTGCTAATGGATTTTGCATAATAAAATCCCAAACAAGCGCATTTGGAATATCTAACTCTCTATGTTTAAGGTGCATAGACTTACCCATGCCATAAGTAGTTTTATCATCATCAACTTCGCCAAGTATTCTTGCTATGGTTTCATCAACACGCTTTGAGATTTCATCAGCGTCTCCAGAAAGTTTAACTTGTACGCGCTTCCCATCTTTAACTACCCATATGTTTGGGTTTTCAGTATACCACTTAGACAGAATGGCTTTAAATTCTTCCCTACGCGCTCTAATAGCCGCCTTATTAAAATACCTTGGCAAGAATGAATCCTCACCATCTGGCATAATTTGTGCGTCTTTAATGTTTTCTAGTGATAAGCGATCTTCATCAAGTTTTGATTTAGTAGCTGCAATAACAGAAGCATAATGATCTCTTATTTTCTGACCGCGCTCACCTCTCATATTTGCTCGCTTTGCTAGATCATCTTCTGCTTTACGCAGCTTAATTTCCATGCGATCTATTCTTTTTTGAAGGCTTTTTTTTGTACCAATAAGGCCAACATCTTCAAGCCTAGTACCCCAGCGCTCAAAGAAATCATCAAGAACTTTAATAGCCGCAACATCATTGTCAGACAGATCTTTTTCTTTAAGTGTTCTTTTTCTGTTTATATCAGTTAGCCAGTCTTCATAAGACATACGCGATTGATCTTGCCTACCAAGAACGCGATTGGTTTTGTTTTCGAGATCAACTCTAATTCTAGTCGTTTCTACGCCTAGAACTTTTTTAGCTTCTGATTTTATTTGCTGGCCCCAAATATCCATTAACGCTGTATTGCCACGAACCCATTCACCATCCATAATCTTAGCTCGCATATATACAGATGGGCCTTTAGTAATTCCAAAAGTATGCAAACGCTGCGCAATACCACCATCTGTTACAAGTCGCGTCATAGCCTCCTTGCCTGTTTGCACAAAGTCAGACTGCAACACGCGCCTTAGTGGTGTCGGTATATACAAAGGGCCAGTGCCACCAGCAGCTATTGCATATGGGTCTTCAAGATCGCCAACCTTTGCTTCATCAAGCTGACGCACAGCAAGCTCATGCTTTGATCTCTGAAAAATGCCTTGATTTTCGTTGCGTTTTTTTTCTAATGCGTTAACTGCACGATCCGCCTCAGTCAAGCCAGCTTTGTCTTGCTCTATATCATCAAGTTTAGATCTGTACTCTGCAAGCTTTTGGGGATTATTAAGTATTTGATCTGCGCCAAACGCAGCGTTCTTAGCCTGATCTCTTGTTGCGATAAGCTCTGCTTGAGAAACGTTAGTAAATTTCTTTCTACTATCGTCAAGCCTAGCTAAATTAATTTCATCAGGGGTCATTGCGCTTAAAGTCTCTAATGACTCTATGCTTTCTAAATCATTGTTAACTTGATCTACTGTTTTTTGGTAAGCAGCAGCGCGTCTATTTAATGGAACGCTTAATGCTGTAGAAAACAAACCGCCAGTGACAGTAGCAGCCGCAACATTAAGAGCAGACTCTCCAACGGTAGCAATAGGATCAAATGGATAGCGAGCAGCTTCTAAGCCAACTTGTAAAGCGCCAACGCTAGCGGCACCTCTAAGAAATGATTTGCCAAATCCAAGCGCAGGGCCACCAAATGGAAGTGCTATAATGTTTGCAGGATCAAAGAAACCAGCACCAAAGTTAGCAGCAAAGCCAGCATCAGCCATTGTTTTTCTAGACTGAATGCCACGATCAATCTGTTGCTTTAGATTAATCATGTGATCTGAGTTTCTGGCGTGTAGCAGATCTTTGGCGTAAAGCTCATATCCTTCTATATCATCTAAAGGTGAGTAGTTTTTGTCGTAAACATTGCCTTTATCAAGCGTGTTGCGTAGCGCATTAAATAACGGGCCATACTGATAAGAGTATTGTGCGCCAATAACTTCAGCAAAAGAAACTTCTTCTTTTACCTCTGGGGGCAAAAACCTAGAAACATTTGGCTTAGTAACATCAATCAATTTTTTACTCCGCTACTCAAGTTCTAGTGCCTTTTCAGCTTTATTTATTTCAATCTGCAATGCACCACTTGCACCAGATTTTCTTAGCTGTTCCGATTCTCTTATTTCTTCTGGGGATGGCTGGCTGGCAGATATTCTTTCTTGAACAACTTTTTCACGCGCATCTAAAATATATTGCTCATTGCTAGCAAACGCAGCGGGTACAAGATTAAAGACTTCACTACCTTCCTCACCTTCAGGCTGCACTCGGATAGGATTAAAGCCAGTAACAGGGTCATATGACATTGCCATCCATATAGTCCCCATTGGTGTGCCTTCTTGCATTGGGATTAAAAAAGCTCTTTCTTTAAGATTTACCGTTTCACTTTCCAAACGTCCAAGTTGAGTTATCATGCCTTGGAAAAATGGACTAACATTAGTTTCTTTACTTTGATCGGAAGGACTTGCAGTAGACTTCATCAATCTAAAGTCACCAACAGACGCAAGTGTAGTTTCAACATGCATTAAAAACTCAGACATAACTTTTTCTTCTGGAAAATGTTTTCTTAATGAAGCAGTAGACCTCATTACGTTTGGACTCTTAGGGTCAACAACATATCCTTCAGTGTCTTGGAATATTCTTTCATAATGATCATTAAGCATTTCTGGTATACTATCAATTGCAACCATTCTTGACGCAGCCAAAAACTCGGCTAAAGGCGCTAGCATATTTACAGCTTTTGCATTTTCTTTTATTTCTTTAAGGTCATCATGCTCGCTATTTAAAATAAACTTTACGCCACTACCTCCAAGATCTCTATTTGAAAGCTCAATATCAACAGCCGTTCTTTGAGTCATTGTCCTTAAGGCATTTGGAATTGAGTCTGTGCCTGTAACTTGAGATAAGGCAACAATCCCAGATATTTGTGCAAGAGTTTTATCATCAACTAATCCATGCAAAATGTTTCTTTGAAATCCATCCTCACCAATGTTTGACGTTAATGACGTTAAATATGTAACAGTGTTTACAACCTCTTGGTCTTTTAAACCGCCATTAAACATTTTAGTAATAGCAAGATTAATGCCCCTTGGCATTGTCCCATTTGCAATTATTGAGTTTAAGCCAACACCAACAGATGTTTGCACTGCCGCAGCAGCACCGCCATTTGTAACAAAAGACATAACTGTAGCTGTAGGATCAGTTGAGTTTGGATCAAGAAAGCTAGAAATCATTTTGTCTGCGTGAGCACCAGACTCTTTTGTATTACCGCTTGTCCCATTTAAAACAGATCTTGTCTTTGAAATATCTTTTTGTTGCTGAGTGTAGTTGCTATCAATTGGCTTTCTTATTTCTCTTATGTGAGCTTCAACCTTGCCAAGTGTATCGTCAGTAACATTGTTATTTATAATGTCAGCTGCCGTTACCATTTGTGGTGTAAGCAAGTTTGTTGGCCCTGCACCAGACCGCGTAATGTAATTTGAAAACTGCGTAATTTGATCAGGCGTCATAGAATCAATGATGCCATTAGAAACACCCTTAGCTACAGATAGTTGTAATGCTGTTTGATACTTTGCTTTGTCATCAATGTCTAAATCTGTGTTAGCATTAATTTGACTAATTAATAAATCAAGTTGCTCTTGATCTGTAGCACCAGACTGTATTTCCCTTGAGGCGTGAGCAACAGCGTTATCAAAATTAACTTTAGCTTCTACTTTGCGTTTTGTTTCCGCTGGTTTGTTCTGAGCATTTGTAATAATTGTATTAGCAAATCCCATCTTGTTTTTATCAAACATATTGCCTACTGATGAGTACAAACCATCAACAATAGCTATTTGCTTACTTGTTAATCCTGTTTTGTCTCCATTTGCTAAAGCGTTTCTAAGCTCAACATGATTACCATCTAATGTTGCGACCTCAATAAGAGGGCGTACAAGAGTTTCTCTTAAATCCTGTTTAGCCGCTTCCATTTTAGGAGCGCTCATTCCAGATGCTTCAATGCTTCTTACTGTATCGTTGTAAAATTCTATAGATGCGTTAACGTTAGACAGCACTGCTTGGGGCGCAGACATAGCATTTGGCGCAGCAATCATTTCATCTGAAAAAAATGAATCATAAGCTCCTTTAAGAAGGCCAGCGTCTTGCGCATCTAAAGAATCAAAGAATGTTGCTTCAAAGCTTTCTGCATAGCTAGATGCTTGGGCTTTTGCAGCAGCTTGTTGCAATCTTAATACTTGATCGTAGTCAGAAGCAGCGCCATTTAACTGTGCTATGACAGAGGCTTTATTAGAACCGCTAATTAATACTCCAGATATTTGCTCGCCGTTATCATCATCCATACTACGAAGAACATCAAAAGCTAAATTACCAACAGTTATATCTGTAGCTAAATCATGTCTTTGCATTCTTATAGCTTGAATTAACTCAGTTCTTTGAATCGGAGTTAAGTCTTTCATTTTGGGAATTAAATATGCTGATGCTATAGCACCATTAAAGTTTTCTCTAGCTTCAAAAACATCATTAACGCCAATTGGAAGCTCTGCAAGTCTACCGTCATCTAAGTTTTCTAAAGCAGCATTTCTTAATGCTATAGCTCCTTTCAGATTATAAGAAGCTATATTTGCTGCGTCATTAAAATAACTTTGAGTGTCTCTTAAAATTAGCTCATAAGTATTTTGCCTAGATCTAGTTCTTTGCGCATCTTTAAGATTAAGCTCTGTAAGCTCACCGTAAACACCACCAGTTTCAACAATGAACTGTCGGTATCTACCCTCTGAATTTTTAGCAAGCTCAGTAACGTAATTATCAAAGTTCTTTCTGTAAGCCACAGGATTAAGATCATACTTAATAGCAAGTTCTTTAGCCTTTGCTTTAACGTCTTGTTCAATAATATTTGCGAAACGTTGATTGGCAATTTTTTCATATGATTGCCTTGCTATAGACCCAAAGCCCTCTGGTGATTTAAGGGCAGCGGGTTCTCCAGTGACAGGATCAATAGATTTAAACTCAGAAACAGCAACAGATAGTGCGCTTTCTTCACCAGCTTTTTGAGCTTTATCAGAGGCAACGCGAAATGCTTCTTCACGAACTATATTGCCAGTGCGCTCTAATGCCCTGCCGATTTCTGCAGCGCCAGTATCAAAATTGGTTTTAACTCCAATAGGTTGGTTTAAAACCTGTCCGGTTCTTCTAATAACAGCCATTAGAACCCACCTCCACCGCCAGCAGTGCGTTGCGCCTGTGCGACTCCATAGGCAAGCGTTGTCATGGCATTAAGCCTACCAGCTACTAAACTATTCTTGGCGCGTTCACTTTCTACAAGTGCAGCAGTTGCGCGACTACTTGCTTCCATTGAGGCTTGAAAACCCATTCTAGATATATCCTGACGCATTGGATCTTTTTCACGATTAAGAAAAGCCTCTACGCTCATGTCACCGCCAACATCTCTGTTGAATGCAAAGTAAGCTTCATTAGCAGCAAGGTCATCAAAGTACTGCTCCTGCCTTGCTGTTTGCTGTTGCCTTGCTTGTATTTTACCAACCTCGCGGTCGATCTTCATTTGGCGAGCGCGTTGATCACTAGCTGTAGCAGCGGCTTTTGCTTGCTGCATTTGACCTACTGCGCCAAGAACTGCCCCTGCAATTTGAAAAAACATTAGAAAATAAGCTCCGCTATAATTCCATTTACTTGCATAGATAATGGCGCAGACTGCGTAATCTCCACTTGAGGGTCACGGTTATACCCCATTAATCTAAATTCTTTTTTACCAGTAAACGGTGATAACTGTTGTGACAAATCATCTGTTACTTGCCTGATTACTAGATTAGTTCCATTTACGCTTGCTGATAACGTAGTGTTTAAATCAACAATAACGCTTGCAAGACTGCGCGGCCTACCAGTAACAGGCCCACTACCAGACTGAACATCTATCGGGTTGGTCTTAAGGTTGACATTAAATTTATATCCAATCTCAACGCTTGTTAATGTATTATCAATTGATGAAACATCTATATTCCCAGACGCAACAGTAAACTCGCCAACATAGTTATTTCCGCTAATAACATTAACAACAGCACCGTTGGCAAAATCGGCAGACACATCAAAGACACCAGTCGTGCCGGTATATGTTCCCGACAAATCTGTATTGTAGATAGAATTAAATTCGCACAGATGAATTTTTTCAGTTCCCGCACCAGTATCAAAAACAACATTAGCAAACACCCTGTCATCTATAGTTATGCATGAATGAAATTTGCCTTGGCTTGTAAACTCAGCCCAGCCAGCGCGTTGCTCGCCCCTATTAGAGTTAAACACCG